ACAAGGTAGTGTTTTAACTGTACCATCATAAAGTAAAAAACCTTTTGTACTCATCCAATAGGCAATACCATCTACTTCAACTGCTGCGGTGCTACCAACTAAACCACAGTTTGTACCAACTTGTTCTATACCAAAAATAAATGGTGCACCAACAAACTTCATAGAATACAAAGCATTATCAGTCCAAATCAAAATAGCTTCTTTAGTTTTTAAAGCACCTATAATTTTAGTACCGTCTTGAATACGCAACGTACCGGCAGTATTAGTAGAAGTAGGAACATATGTGTTTATGTCTTCACTACCAGAAAAACGTATAAACATATCGTCTTGACTAGCAGGTGTACCAATAGTTGTTTCCGTACCTAAATGAATTAAGTGACGAGTTGTTGGTGAAATAAGCGTTATTCTTGATGCAGTAGGATTGTTGTTAGTTTCAAAACCTGATGTTGCTAGAGAAGCTCTTACTGTTAAAGGTGTCGTTGCTCCCGCATTCCAAGTAAAAGTTTTACCATTTTTTACCGTAGCAACTAACACTTGACCAAAATTATCTAAAGACCATTTACCTGGTTCTAAGTCTACTTGGTTTGCAGGGACTGCTGTACCCCAAGCAGTAAAATCAGTAGCATTAGTAACTGCTGTATTATCGTTATGTGCTGATCGCGTCGAGCCTAATGCACCACGTACACAACCGGTTAAAGTATGAGTAGATTTACCAGTAAAAGTTATAAGTTCGGTACCACCAACTAAGATTGTACCTGCAGAAGGAAACCCAGTGCCGCTAGTTAAAACTACGCTAGTTCCTGAACCACCGGTACCATTAGCATTGTCTGATAATGCACCATCTAAAGTTGTAGTTGCTGCAGAAGAAACTGATCCATCCCAAGTAGATACACCCCAACCATAACCATAAGTTTGTATTTGTGGACCAATTACAAAATAAAACTCAACCGTAGTTGAACCACCGGTTGAGATAGTTGCTGTTGCTGCAGCTGAAGAAGTAATAGTAAAAGTAGTAGTACTAGGCACAGTGTTTATCATAAACTTTTTATTTTCAAAATTAGCATTATTAAGACCAGTGCCACTTGGTAGTGTTACTGAATCTAGTTCTATAATATCACCAACTGCAGCACCATGTGCTGAACCAGTAGTAATAGTTATTGCGGTTGAAGTATTTACTGTTGCTAGTGTAGCGCTAGTTTGTTGACGGGTGCTGTCATAAGGACTAATGTCATATAATTGTCCTTCAAAATATAATAGTAAAAATTTATCAGTACCTAGAGCAATGTACTTATTGCCATCGGTATCTACAAAAGAATGTTGATTTCTAACTACACCTACAATGCTTTCATTTACTAGCGATGACCAACCACCAACTTTTTCTGGTAGACCATATCTAAAGCGCACATTGTCACTATCTATCCAACGGTTCTCAGCACCTTTGGTAGTGTTCTGTTTATCTATTCCTGGTAAAATTTTAAAGTCAAGGAGAGCCATTTATAACGCCTTAATCTTTCTTAGTTTTAAAAATCCAACCTTTAGTGGCATTTGCGTAAACCAATGTAAAAGATTCACCATTTTCATTAACCACTAAATCACTGGTTGCCCCATTAATAGGTTCACTGTTTCTACCTATGGTTAAATTGTTTGAGTTAAAATTTAATTTTGAATCTATAAAATGTACTTCGTTGCCAACAGCAGGACTTGCTGGTAATGTTATAGTTACAGCAGTTGATGAAGTATCAACAAATATTTGATCACCATTTACAGCAGTGTATGCTGTCGTGGTAGTTTTATAACCTTTTTCTACTAAAGCATTAACAATGTTAGTACCATCAGAATATAATACAGAAGTAGAGCCAACCGGTAAAGTAACCCCGCTGCCCGATGCTGTCTTAAAAGTTAATGTAAAATGACTAGATGATCTATCGGTGGCATCAATAACTATATAAGCTTTTTCTATTGAATCTGGAACCGTTACATTTCTGTTAGCGGCTAAAGTACCGGTAAGTTTGATTACAAAATTACGGCCGTTAGAAGAAGCACCGTCTGCTATAGTAGTAACTATATCAGCATTAGTAACCGCTATTGAAATATAACCGCCTACTGCTTCTTGGATTAAATCTAAATTAGTATTAGTAACGGTACCCCATAAACCAGCTTTTTCGCCGGTTACCATTTTTTCTAGTTTTAGTGATGTTGAATATGATGATGCCATAATTACTTATATCCTATGCTGCTATTTCTGTCCATGTGTTAGTTGCACCTGGTATTATATCATTCCATGTAATAACTCCGGCACTTGTAGTGGTTATAGTAAGGCCAGAACCTGTTGGCACTACTTTAGCTTTTGCCACAATAGTAACTGTGCCTGAGCCAACTGTGCCCATTAAACTACCAGTTACTGCAACATCAGCATTTGCTTTTGCAACTGCGGTACCAGAAGATAAAGTTACACCACTTCCAGTAACAGCAAAATTAGCGTCAGCTGTAACAACTACATCACCAATCGCTGCGGTTATGGAACTACCCGTAAGAGTAAGAACTGCTCCGGCAGTTATTGTTGCTGAGCCACTTGCAGAAGTAACTTGGTTACCACCTGCAACTACATCAACAAAACCCTCTAGTGTTACATTACCAATCGCTGCGGTTAAACCGTTGCCAGTAAGAACCACATAACTTTCGGTATCGCCGGCGGCGCCAAAACTTAAATCAGCAAAAGATGAAAAGCCAAGAGCCATAGTTTATCCTTAGTGTTTAGCTATCGCTTAATGTGCTTACATCAAAACTACTATCAGTAGTTTCAACTACAGCGTCAGCAGTCCCAACTGTGTACTTCTTATTGTACATATCATCCCAATGAGCTACGTCAAATAAGCCAAGTATCTCAGCTTTAGTGTAACCACTAGGTGCTTTTGATGGCGTGTCTATTTTAACATTACCACTGAATGTGTGTGGATGTGAACCTTTGGTGTACTTATATTGTACCGACCATTCGATTACATTCCCGTCAGCATTTTTTTTAGGGATTGCTGATACCCATGCTTTAGTAGCATCACTTGCATGTGACATATTATAAACCCTCCTTAAGGATTTTTATTTCTTGTTGTAGAGTTGTAACTGTAGCCGACAACTCTTGTACGGCATTGATTAATGGTGTTATAAACATTTCACGAGAAATAGCTTGACCATCTTGTTGTTCTTCCCAACCATTAAACGTTTTATTACCAACTTTATCCATAGCAGCTTTTACATCTTGTGCTATTAGTCCGTGTATTAAAGTTTCTGTATCTTTTTCACCTTTATTTACACGAGTTGCTTGAAATTCAGGATTAACTTCTGATTGTAATTTCCAATTAAATGTAACTGGTTTTAATTCATTAATAAAACTTAAACCTAAATCATCTTGATTTATATTCTTTTTAAGTCGTTCATCAGAGGATTGAGTCCAAGTATTATTAGCAGTATATGAGCAATTAATTGTTCCACTAGCTGACCCAATTGTTACTCTATTATCACCCACAGCCGCTAAATCTTCTCCAATAACAATTTGTCCTTCTGCATTATTTGCAGATACATCAGCTCCTTTACCTAAGATTGTATTACCAGAACCTGTTGTAAGAGTACCCGCACTTTCAGCACCTATAGTAGTGTTGTTAGCACCAGTAGTAATTGCACCGCCTGTCTCAGCACCAAATACTGAATTTTTTTGTCCAGTAGTAATTGCATCACCAGCTAAATAACCCACAATAGTACAAACACTTCCTGTTGTAAGAGCAGTTCCTGCGTTATATCCTATAGCTATTGTACCATCAGCAGATGTCAAAGCATCAAGTGTGTTGTTACCGATAGCTACGTTGTATTCTCCACCATTGACTGCACCACCTAAAGCACCAACGCCAATGCCAAGATTATGAGTTTCAGCATCAAAACCATCTCCAGCACCATAACCAACAAAAGTATTATTACCACCAGTTGTGATTGCAGCACCTGCATCTCCTCCAATAAGAACATTACTCGAAGCAGATGTTTGAGCTGTCCCTGCAGAATTACCTATAAAAACATTATTTCCACCACCTTGTAAAGCTCCACCAGCTGCATAGCCAATGGCAACATTTTGATCTCCCGAAGTCAAAGCATCTAAAGTGTAGTTACCAACTGCTACATTGTATTCTCCACCAGCTATTGAGCCACCGAGAGAAGCAACTCCAATACCTAAGTTATGTGTTTCAGTATCGTGACCATCACCAGCAGAAGTACCCATAAATACATTTCTGTTTCCACTTGTTATAGATGCACCAGCACCATGTCCTACTAATGTATTATAAAGGTCTCCAGTAGTCATAGCGGCACCAGCGTTATTACCAATAGCAACATTATAAGAAGCACTTGTGCTACCTGACATTGCACCTCTACCTAAAGCTGTGTTTTCAGTGCCTGTATTATTTCCTGAAAGTGATAAATAACCAATAGCTGTATTGTTATCTCCAGTCGTAATTGCGTCTAATGCATTAACACCATAAGCGGTGTTACTTCTAGCAAGGTTATCTGTACCTGACACATCGTGAGTATATATAGAAGTACTATCATCATCATCATTTCTATGAAAAGGAATACCATTTACGCTACCACCA